TATTTGTAGCGACACTACTACATTCTGCGACCAATACCCATTTCTTTCATTGGTCTACCGACAGTTTTTCTAAACACAGCGCACTCGCTGAATACTACGATGGCATTGTAGAACTAACAGACACCTTTGCCGAATCTTACATGGGTAAGTACGGTAAGTTCACCAGCTTCCCAAGCGTGTATCACCAGCCTAAAGACCCAGTGCGCTACATGGAATCCTTACAAAACTTTGTTAAGGAAGCCCGCCAAGACTTACCCCAAGACAGCGAACTACAAAACATTATTGATGAGATCGCAGACCTCATTAACACAACCGCTTACAAACTTAAGTTCTTGAAATAAAAGGATATTTATGCCACTCGATAAATCAGGTAGCGCAGAAGCAGTCGGTAAGAACATCAAGACCGAGATGAAAGCTGGCAAGCCAAAGAAGCAAGCCGTAGCCATTGCACTTAGCGTTGAGCGTGAGAACGCCAAAGGTAGCCGTAAGGCAAAGCTAGAGGATGCCTACGCTAAGTACATTGAGGAAAAGGCATGAGTCGTAGGGATGACATTCGTGCGGCAGTAGAAAAGCACGATAAACCCATTCCTAAGACAACAACGGGCAAGGATAAGAACTACCTGCCTACAGAGCAGGGCGCAGGGATGACCGCCAAAGGGCGTGAGGCGTATAACCGTAAGAACAACGCTAACCTGAAAGCCCCAGCACCTAACCCCAAGACTGAGGCAGAAAAAGGCAGGAAGGCATCATTTTGCGCCCGTATGGGTGGTGTAGTCGCTAAGAGCAAGAACGCTGAACGAGCAAAAGCATCTATGAGGAGATGGAACTGTGGCTAAACAAGGACTATACGCAAACATCCACGCCAAGCGTGAGCGCATCAAGGCTGGATCAGGCGAAAAGATGCGTAAGGTAGGTAGCGAAGGCGCACCATCCGCTAAAGACTTTAAAGAATCTGCTAAGACTGCTAAACCTACCCGCAGAGAGATGATTGCTTCTAAGATGAAGGATATGTAATGGCTGATTACGAACGCAAAGACAGTAATTACAAAGCTAAACACGGCAAAGAACCGCAAAAGCTACACCCTACAATGAGCGCAGGTAAGCCAAGTAGCCTAAGAAAGCTACAGCAAGACCGCCTAAACCGCAGGGCTATGATCGCTAATAAACTAAAAGACTTGGATAAAGAAGTTTTGTAAATGTCTAAGCTGTCTGACCTTTTGCGCCAAAGGGCTGATTATTTAATTAATCTACCGTCTGAAGCGCAACGGTTTATTACAAACCCACAGGCCTTTACTGAGTTATTTGGCGTAAACAAACTACCTAAAGAAACAGGTTTTGCCGCTGGTGCTGTAGGGGTTGCACCAAAGACCCCGTATGAAGGTGGGGTGTTAAATCCGCTTAACTTAATGTATAGTGAAGGGTACGAGTCGGGAGAACCGATTGGTATTGCCGCATCACTATTACCCCTAGCGGCAGTAAATAAAACGCCAAAAGCGTCAAAGGATAAAAATGCAGGAAAAGGATTTTTCGACACAGGAGATATTAGACGGGTTGGCAAATATCAACCAAGTCTTGACCCAACACGGCTTACAGCCGATGACCTTAGAGGAGTACAAGGAAACCTTGAAATTCCCAATCTCAGACGAAATCCTACCGCATCGTTAGCAGAAATATTAGCTAACCCTGAGATTAATCCATCGGTTAAATTAGCACGACAACTAAACCCTGACTTTAATTTAGGTGCAGTACGGGCCATGCCGCCCTCATCATTAGAAAAGCAGTTTCCTATTGGTAAGACCTACGAAACTATGGCCAAAGGAATTGATCCTGCCCTAGAACGCCAGCTTTTTGCACAATATCTACGGGCATACCCCGATGTAGTTCGCAAGTCAGGGGCTACTAATTACCAAGAACTTATCCCTGCAAGCTATGAACAATTGGGTAAAGAAAACGCTAAACAGCTAGACAGAATGCTTAATGAAGGCATGAATTTGTCTTACCACCAAGGTAACCTAAACTATGCAAACTCGCCCCAAATGCTTGAGGATGCTTTAATTAATAAACACCTGTACACCTTTGGCGGTGGTGAACCACATCAGCTACTTAACAAGATTGACCCGTACACAGGGTTAAATGAGAACCAAGTATTCCGAGCAGTGCATGACTACTACGGTCACGGGCCTACAGGTGCAAGCTTTGGCCCTAAAGGTGAGGAGTTAGCCTACGGCACACATAGCCAGCTATACAGCCCACTCGCTAAGATGGCGGCCGCTACAGAAACTAGGGGTCAAAACAGCTTTGTAAACTACTCAGGCATCAATGCTGACCTACAAGCGCAGATGATTCCACTTAAGCTACAGCAGGAAAGACTAAAACGCCTTGGTCAAGACACCTCAGATGTAGATGCCAAACTTGCTGAATTAGGCGCACAAACCCAATACGCAGAACAAAAAGCATTCTTATTGCCGCCTGAAATGATTGATGTGAACTACGCAGGTGGCGTACCTGATTACCTAAGACCGTATATAACGCCTAATAACCCAACGGCCGCAACTGGATACCATTTCAGCAACATAACTGATTTGACCCGTACCGACCCTACAAAATACGGTACAGGCATTAAAGGTTCAGAGGACAAACGCTTAAGAATGGCAGACGCACTACGCAATAGAACCTATTTTTACAGCAACCCCAATACACGGGAAGCAGGACTTGGGCCAAACCAATACAGCGCAGACATGACAAACCTATACGATGTGGCCGCTGACCCTGACAGACTTAGACAGCTATCCCGTAACTACAACCAATATCAAGGCATCGTAGATGATGTAGCCGCAACTAACGCAGTAGAGCGTATGAGCAACCAAGCAGGATACGAAGGCATCATTACTCCTAATGGCATTATTAGTTTTGAACCACAGATTGTTAAACGCATCAAATAACTATACAATTAACTTATCTTAATCAACTACTTGGGTAAGGTATGGAATCTAAACTAGATAAACCTAGAAAAAAGGGTGGAAAGCCCAAAGGATCGCCTAAAACTGGTGGAAGAAAGGTCGGAACACCTAACAAAGCCACTGGTGCGGCTAGATTAGCGTTTGCCGCTTTTGTTGATAACAACGCAGACAGATTACAAGCATGGCTTGATGAGATAGCCACTAACGATAAGCATGGCCCAAAGGTAGCCTTTGACTGCTTAATGCAGGTAGCTGAGTTTCATGTACCTAAATTAGCCCGTACTGAGGTAGTGGGCGTGGATGATGAACCCGTCAAACACATCCATGAGCATAGCTTCTTAGATTGAAAGAGGTAATCCATAAGTATCGCTATCCCTACAAGGCGAGGGATGCTTTCGTAGACTTCCATAAGCGTGACCAACGCTGGGCGGTATTGGTATGCCATAGACGAGCAGGAAAGACCGTAGCGACCATTGCGGACACGATTCGCAGGGCAATTATGGAGAAGAAAGAGAACGCCCGTTACGCCTACATAGCACCGTACTACGCCCAAGCTAAGAACATCGCATGGGATTACTTACTCAAGTTTGCAGAACCAGCCATAGTCAAGGCTAATCAATCTGAATTATGGATAGAGTTAGTCAATGGGGCTAAGATCAGACTATTTGGCGCAGACAACCCCGATGCCTTACGGGGTTTATATCTGGATGGTGTCGTTTTAGACGAATATGCTGATATGAAAATGCGTCTGTGGGGAGAGATCGTTCGCCCATTGCTTACAGACCGCCAAGGCTGGGCTACCTTTATCGGTACACCCAAGGGGCATAACGCCTTCTATGACATCTATAACGAAGCCCAAAAGAACCCGAACTGGTATGTCAAGACCCTAAGAGCAGATAAATCAGGGTTGTTGCCTGACGCTGAATTACTGGATGCACAGTCAACAATGTCACCAAATCAGTACGAGCAAGAGTTCTTATGTTCATTTGAGGCTTCCATAACTGGGGCCTACTTTGGCGAACAGATGCGTCAGATCACGGACTTAGAGCGTATTACTACGGTGGACTATGACCCTATGTTCCCATGCCATACCGTATGGGACTTGGGCTTTAATGATTCCACGGCTGTGATTTGGTTTCAGGTGGTATACGGTGAAATACGGGTGCTAGACCACCATATGTCTAACGGTCAAGCCATTCCCTACTACCTTGGATTACTAGCGCAAAAAGAGGATGAGTACGGGTACAAGTACGGCTATCACTACCTGCCCCATGACGCTAGGGCTAAAACTTTGGCGAGTGGTGGCAAGAGCATAATCGAACAAATTTCGACAAAAATTGACATAAATAAGCTAAAAATTGTTCCAAACCTATCACTTCAGGATGGAATACAGGCTACACGACTTGCATTAACCCGTGCTTGGTTCGATAATAAGTGTG